AACGTTAGACCGCAGAGGGCTTGACAGACCCTACCACTGCCTCGGCAAACATGGTTATGAACGTGGAATCAGAAGTTCCACGTTCTAGCCAGTCCCAACGCCACGGTTTTCTATTGGGGTCAAAGTTTGACTCCAAAAGACCGTAGCCGCGGGCCGTGTGTCTGCCTGGTATATGGACATCAGGATCAAGAAGGAAGACATTAGTCTTCTTCTCGATGTCCAACATTGTATCGTGATAGTTCAAGGGGCCTAAGCCTCCTGACCGGATCTTCCTAAGGTAGTGTCTACCTTTGGAGATCTGCCGATGGAACTTGTGAGAAACCGCCATAATTGACGGTGTCTGCAGGAACTCTCTCGGACCTACACCATACAAAAGATAGGAAGAAGCGTACCTCGTTGCCTCCTCTGCCGCCTCCTTTAGGGACGGTAGAGGACCCCGCAGTGCGGGATCGAATCCGAAACGAGTGAACCTTCTTTCCTGAGACTCTGTCTCGTCATTGAGTCGGTTTTGTTCCGACAGGACCAGTGCCTTTAACCACTCCTTACTCGCGTGCCTAACTTGTTGGGCTTCGCCAGAGGGTAATGGAGAAAGGCCTGTCCCCGTCGCCCAGTCCACAAGGGTGAGCGACGACAGTGACGACAGCCATCGTTGCGTGTTGCGGGGATTCGTCCCGGCAGAATGAGGGAAAACCGGATGGTTTACTCCTCCAAGCATTACTGCTTCACGCACAGGAACTCCATATGAAAACGCAGCAAGCGTTTCATTCCAATATGGAAGTTTCCGCCACAGTCGGAGGGGAATGTTGAATTGGAAATCAACACAGTGCTGACGCACCGCGGTTGGCTGGTTAAACCAGTTAATCGTCCCCTTCGAGCCACCTGGTGGCGCACTCAGGAGTTTGGTCGGTATGAAAGGAAGCCGATGATCACCCCGCATTGGTATCTCTTTGTATAAAGAGTACTTACTGTGGATGAAGATCTTATTTGGCTTCCCCTCTCGGGGGTCACCTCGAGATAGTACCGCACCCAACTCTCCCAAGGACAACTCGTGTACACGAAGTCGATCCATTGGGCCCCAGTCTTGATGTCTGGGCGGGAGTGTCTGCAGGAGATCGTTCATCTTAGATGAGCGATCTTCTGGGGGTTCATTGAGCACCTGAGGCTTTGCCTTTTGTCCCAAAGGAATCCGAGAATCGTCTCCGGTATTCCCATGTTTGGGCAGTCCTGCTCTTTCCCCACAGAAGTTGGTGACCAGGTCCATCAAGGGGAAGCTAGCTGCTTCCCCCATGGGGTCACCTGTCTCGGTGGTGGTGTACGGCATCTTGTTGACACCGTCCCACCATCTTTCCCAGTCAAGGACATGACTTCGAGCAGTGTCAACTGCCGGTCCTTCTGAGTCAAAGAATGGCGTAAGATCTAAATCCTCGTCATCCGAGTCATCGTCCCAACGTGGAGCAAACTCATCTCGATCGACGGCATTATAGTAATATGATGGCGTCATGATGTTGGGTCTTGCTGCCTCCCAATCAAGGGTTAATAAGTCCTTGTATGGGTTCGGGGGCAACTTTCCGAGATCCGATTTCTTCCAGTCCTTATAGACTGTCGGGGAGATTAATCTCCTCGGCCCAAACAACTTACCAAGGTGTTTGGAGAAGATTCGGAGCTTAGGGTGCTCTTCCAAGATCTCTTCATAGAAGGTCCTTTGGAGCCAGAAGGGGTGTAGGTCGGTAGCCGAAGTTAAATCTTGGCTATACCACGGCCCACGCAGATGACCGAGTTTAATCTCTGCCTTCCCCCCCAGGCCTTCGCGATTTCGCGGATCCATTAAAAGATGGCTATCCGCTGCGCGTCGGAGCATTTGTGAGACGTGGAGGACAGCGCACGGCGCTAATGTCGGATACCGAGTCTTAAGACCGGCCTCCGGCGCGCTTAACGCTACAAACGGAATTTTGTCAATCCGTTCGAACGTCCATTCCACGGCTCGATTCAACGCCTTACTGTAGACTTTCTGCAAAGCAGCAAGCCTGTTCAGTTGATCCAACTCGATCCTAGGATCGTAGTAGTATCCTGCGCGCCCGCTCTGGCCAAGGCCAGTGAAGCAATGCTCAGCGGTTGCGTAGTAAACTGAACAGATATCAAAACATGACCCATCGGGCATGAGTATG